TATGGGACCACAAAGTCATAAACCTTCAGGCCATCTTTGAGGTCAATGATGGTGGCGTACTGGCTCATGTTCTCGACAAGGTCCAATGGTGACTGGCTGGTGCCATAATTGGTGGTTACAGCCAAGCGACCAGTCATGGAGGGACAAGAAGGGATTTGGAGGCGATAGACAATACCACCCGACCACTGGTTATGCATGCTGGACCAGTACCCGAGAGCATTGGGCGACAGAGCATCACCCAGCTTGGAACCATACAGGTGCGGAACCGGCGTCAGATCAAACTGGAATTGATCTCCAACCAGCGTGGAAGTCGTCCAGACGATGTCAGTGCTTAACACCGTGAAAGTTCTGACCATCTCAGACAAGGCCATTCGGTCCACCCCGTCAGAGAAAATTTCTGGAGTGGATAAAACATCCACACCTGGGTCCAGCGCCATGACATTCCCATATTGCAGGTTGCGGGCATGGTTCATCATTGGCACTCCGCGTTCAACCACTGGCATGTAGTTGGTTCCAATGTTTGGCGCATCATTCTTGTAGGTCGCATCCAAGTGTCCTTCTTGATCAAAACTATCACCAGTATCCCCAACATCAATGGTTCCAGCGACCACCTGCTCGAAATTATAAGTGTTCTGAACAGTCTTAGACGCTAAGCCACCTTCAGGAACAAGTCCAAATAACTGAGGCTGCAGGTGCCTGGTCTTAATCGGGCTTGGGTTGAGGATTGGTTTCAATGGCGTCGAAGTAGCTTGACTAATCTGGGTGACAGGCAAGACCTTCTGCAACACCTTGAATTGCGAACCAGGAAATCGTGCAAAGACAGAAATCGCAATATTGGCCAAACCACCAACACCTGTCTGAATGGGTGCCAAGACATCCATACGCAAGGTGCCAAGTGAGTCAGTCGGATCACTGTATGCCAAGAAATTCTTGTAATGAACATAGGGTATGGTCAAAACTGTATTTGCGCTAGAGTCTGGGTAAATGAAAGCATGGTTGAACAGAGTCCAATCTTGAGGATGCGAGCCTTGAACTGCCGCTGCCTCCTGAATGGACGTAAGTGGAACGAAGTAGACAACCAGGCAACCAGAATGAAAAGGGGTTCCTTGCATTTGGAAACTCACTTCAACATCACCTCGCCAAAGGTACATTTGTTTGAAGGGGGTCAAAGCGGGCCCTCGGATAACATCCTGTGGGATTGCCCAACTCCGAACATTGGTGAACTGGGGGTCCGGACCAACAGATATGTCCTCAACATACTGCAGTCTTTCTGCCAAGCCAAGCAAGTCGAATTGGCGCTCTGGCACCGAACTGTCAATGGAATGGGCAGAACCCATGACCGTAGCCTCAACGCGTTCCGTGTCATTGATCTGAATGCCGCCTGTGCCAGACTCTGTGACGTAGTCGGACAACGTGTCCAATTTACGGCTCGTCGCCTTCTGCAGATAATTCCACTCCAGGACAGCATAAGGTGGCAACATTGGCTTTAAACCCTTCTCCTTGGCAACACGGGCAAGATCTGAAACCAGTTCCTCATACTGGTCCTGATCCCACCCATAGAGCCGAGAGCATGCATCCTGGGCACAGACATTGGATGCAACCTCAATGTCAAGTGTGTTGGTGACATACTTGAGTGTCCGCGCCACAGAAGACTCCAAGGGCTTATTAACCCAATGAGAACCTAGCGGGGTTTCCTTAAGAACCGATGTGCCTGAAAGAAACACACAATTCTCAAGTAAATCCAGTTGCACCTTAGGTTGGTCCTTCCGCCCAGGGGTGATCTGAATGCCCAATGTCGCACAAAATGAAACAAACTGGGAACCATCAAAGGTGGCCTCAGCCTCCGGAGAAACCGAAACAATGAGGTCATCTCCAAAAGCTTGGACTCGGATGTGCTTCAGGAAACCCTTGATCCCTTTGAATCCAGGTTCCTTAACTTCGGACAGCCAAGACATCACCAAAAGTAGCCAAAGCCACATATTATTCAAGGCGGTTGTGAGGTAAAACCCAGTTGCATTCCCATTGGTCTTCTGGAGGAGTAATTGTTGGAAGGCAAGGGGACAATGTATGACATTCTTCAGGAGGATATTCCGCGCACGTTGGAATTCACGATCAGTCTCACCATTGTCCGTATACCACTGGTTGATGACTTTGGCAAGGCCCTCTGCACCAACTGGATGTAAGGTAGAGTCACAACTGCGAACATCTGAGTCGAAGCCCCGGGTAGCGCCAGTCGAGCGAAGGTGAACATGCATCTCGTGCCAATGGCTGCTGTACACGTCCATCCCAACTGCAGAAAAGGATTCACCCTGTGATTCGATCATTGCTGCGATGAATGCGCCAAAGAACATACGGGAAGCCAAGGTCATGGTCAAGCTCTCAGCCAAAACTGGCCTCGGAAGCTCGACCTTTTCCGGCACTCGCGTTTCGTCCTTGGGGAATACATATGCAGTTTGCATGACCCATTTCCCCTGCAACAAGTCACAGATTGCATTCTGAACATCAATTTTGTCCACTTCACTCACAAAATCATAGATTGGGTCTCCAATCCCTTCGTTGATATCGTAAAAGAAATCGCGTTTCTTGAAGCCAGGATTTCGGTGCTTTAGAGGGAAGCCAAGTCCACCAGTCATGTTCAAACGCCCGATTCGACCGACGCCATTAATGGTTTCAGTCAATGTCAGGAGTCGCCCACCAATAACCGGATCTGGCTCCCAATTCCTGAGTTCCATAGTTAAACAACCAAGTGCTATCTTGAAAAGGACAGGAGGGGGGGGAAGCTTCTGAGATGAAATCTTGAGGAGTCCTTCTTTCAACCCAATGTAGGACTCGGACAATCGAACTGGATCTTTGTCACAAGTGCGGGCCATGGCACAACCAGCGTACAGACCCAGCGTCTTGTGGCTGCGCTTTTGCCACGTCGTGCGACTCTCCTTGTGAACACCAATCACCCGAAGGT